CTTAATCTTTATTTAATCGGACAGAGTAAAAACTCTAAGTTCGCTAAACAGTTTGCGTATTATCACGAAAATTCCAGGGTGAGCTTCGTTAGGATGCCTGCCGGCCACGTCATTGTTATATTGTATAAAGTGAGTGGTGACCCTTGGACCACCGGGGGTAACTGTCAGGGACACGAGGCCATTCTTTTGGATCACTTAATAGTGGTTGCAGATGCTTTGGTAATAGATCCTTTTCGTCTGTATCGTATGTGTGCGTGGAATATTTACGCTGACGACCATCTCAATGGATATCCAAAATTTACTATGCCATATCTATCATATGAGCATCGTTCTAAGTCCTATGCTAGAGCTGGACAAAAATTGCACCCCCCGCCAGATGATGAGGTTCAAGACGGACCTCTAGGACTCACCTTTCTGGGAGCCGAGGTAGTGGAACGGGACGGAAGATATGTCCCACGGTACAGCTATGAAAGACTTGTAGCGATATTGTACTGTAATGAATATTCTTCAGAAGAACTCGAGGAAGTCATTGTGTCCATCATGCCTCTGGTAGCAACCAACTCTAAAGCTATGGATGTTTTGAAGGATTATGTTATTAAGTATTTTCCTCATCTTTTGGGTTACTTTGACGATCCCGTCAGTGTACTTATGGGAGAGGAGGGTATAAAAATTGAATACATACATACTCCTAGACCTCAAGCTCTTGACAGAAATATGTCTACCAATAATAACCCTACAACTCAGGGTGCTATGCAAATCATTGTGGCCCCCACCCGTAAAAAGACGGCTGGGAAAGTGACCAAAAAGAAAAAGGCCGTTAAGAAGATGGCCAAGACTGATAAACGCATGGAAAAACAAATCCAAACACTCAATAAGAGAATGACGAATTTGAATATTGCACAACGTGCTCCAAGGCTCCAGACTGCTATGGAAAAAGGCATAATGGATTATTGCATGTGTGAGGGTGTTGTTATACCACAGCGCCTTGAATACCTTGCAGCCTTGATTTGTCCCAGGGAGGCGGAGAACATCCGCCTTCCCGATCCCTATACTAGGGAGAAAACAACAACTTACCAAACGAAGATGACCCTAAATATAATGGGTGTTCAACCTGTGACACCCCCTGGATCTCTTGGTCCAAATATTGGTCGTTTTTCTATTGTTGTCAATCCAGTTTTTGACAACGCTGCTCCAGCCTTTAATGGCATTTCACCCAATTTTATATTGGGTTACCAGGACGGAGTGTTTGACACTAGAACCTGGAATGCGACTTGGGTCGCGAGCTCTGGCACGAATTTTTTCTTTTACCAGGCTGATAATAACCAATCTACCCTCGCCAATGGGAGTGGGACTGGTTTCATGGAAAAATGTCGACCTGTTTCTGCCTCTATCCTTTGCACATATAATGGGCAAATTTTAAATGGTGGTGGTAATATTGCTGCCGCTTTTGTTCCTGGGGGATGGTGGGCGAACAAGGCCGTCAACGCCACATTTAATTCTTGTAATTGGGAGACTATAGCCCAGTTAAAAGGCGCTTATGATGGGCCCCTGAGTAAGGGTGCCTATGTCATCTGGGTTCCTGAAGATGAAACGGATAACCTTTTACGAGATGTAAATGGTGCGTTGAATGATTCCATGAAGATACATGAGTATCCAATGCTTACTGTTTGTGGCCAAGTTGCCTCTCCCACAAATGGTTTTAACGGCTCCTCACAACTTCGTGTTGATATTTATATTAACTGGGAGTATACTACCGAGAACCGTGTGATTGAAACTTCACACGGTTCTAAGGATAATAATCAGAAAATGATAGCCTATAAGGCTCTAGCCACTGCAGATTTGAGCATGCCAAATGATGCTCATATTGATTGGATTAAGACGATCCTTGGTGGTGTGTTAGGTTTTGCTCTTGGTGGACCCGTAGGGGCCGCCTTAGGCGCCGCCAGTGGTGCTGGA